TATTAGGTCTGCGGTAAGGAAAACTCCCTTATTGGTCAAATCTATAAAAAGATTTGGCAAATAAGACCAATGACGAGAAGCTAAGACAAGTAAGGATGCACCAACAGGTGTAAACTCACTATGTCCTACGACTCGTTTAGCAAATTCACAGGTACCGTTATCAGAGATAAGAGATTTGTGTAAACTGATCTCTACCCCTAATGACTTAAGTATGGAGGAATATGATGCAGCTACTGCTTTATCAGCAATAACTATATCATCTCCTAATACACAGTAACCTGAAAAGTTGTGAAGTCCCACCCTTAAGGCAGCTACTCTTACTATCACATGATGAGTAAGGGCTAGCATACCCCAAGAGCTTAAGGCTCCCATCGGTTGACCGACAGAGTATCTATAAGGTTTACCTTTTAGATACCAGTCACGTGCAGTTAGCACGGTAGCCCAACTTGTGGCATAAGTAGGATTTGTTAGTATTGATAGGATATCTGTCTGTAATTGGACAGGTAATCTATCTGTCGCTGATTTCAGATCATATGAATACAGTGGTGCACCTCGGAATCTGTCGACTAAGTTTCTTAGTGGACGATCCTGATTAAACGTCCCATCCATTGGTAATTTCCGCAAAAGGCGGAATATACCATCGTGGAGGGGTCGTAAGATGCTCTGTGTCCATGCGTCTGTTATCGCGAATATACGTCTCTTACCGGCCGGTTCCCGTTTTACGGAAAGTCGACCAAGAGTAGGAGATCTATTCCATCCAAATATATTTAATATAAATACAATTGGTTGAGATAGTAACATATATCCTATCCATGTCCACACAAACCATCCAGACTTATGGTAATCACCAAGATATGCAAAGCATTCTTGTACTTTGAGAGGCATATGCATCCAAGCATATGCATCCCATAGATAACCAAAGACTGCATGTTTGTGGTTGGGTCCAGACGAAAACATAATTTCCATCTGAGGCTTCTTGTTCATGTAAAATCGGGGAAGCTCGGAAAGAGCTTCTTCCAATTCTACGAACGGAAGGCTAGGTGAAAGTCCATTAAACGGCATCGTTATAGCTCCAGTATCTACCACACCTGTACAGTCAATAACTCTGTACAAGGAGGTCATACTAAGCACTGCTTTCATAACCTTAGGATCCTCAAGCATAGCTTGACGAAGATCTATGGGTATGATAGCAGGTAACTTTGTCTTAGGACAAATCGCCACTCGAGTACCCTCTGTTTGAATATGGTAAGTATCACCAGCGATCCTTTTAAGAATCGCCATGTGAGCTTCCTTCAAATAGAGAACAACAAATTTATCTCCGGAGTGAGTCCATAAATGGACTATCTTCTTCGATAAAGAGTTGATAGGTACCGAAAGGTCTTTCAAGTTGAAGATCCAAATTATTAATCTCGTTAACCGCTTTAATTCTGCCACTTTAATAGTGACAGGATAAGAGGCAAGAGCATTAAGTTCTTTTCTCCGAAGTAGTTGGATTACACTGTCTGCAAAATTTAATTTTAAATTTGTAGCTTTGTGAACGGTACTTTAGAGAAATGACGGGTATATATTGCCATAGGGAAGGGAGGTGCTAGCACCCACCCTAGGGACCAATCCAACTAAGGTTCTGTCATACTTTAATCGTCATCTCTCCCCCATCCGGGGAGGGACCAGGGTAGATCATCATTTATAAGTAACTTATATCTGACGAAGTCCTGAGGCTGCGTGGTCAAACCCGCTTTCCAGGGTTCCCAGAAATGGGGGGTGGAAAGGAGGCGATCTTTGCATTAGCAACAGATCGTTTAGTG